TTCCCCGCCCGTATGGTTTGGGTTTGTTTGATCCACCGCTTCAATTTCCATGTCTGGGTGATTGTCCAGCCATTGTTTGGCAGTTGGCTCGATCTTTTGACCGCTTAACTTCAACATGAAGTGCGCCCAAAAAACCATGTCTGTGATGCCGATTCCTCGGCCGTCAGACACTTTGCGGTTTTCTTGCTTTTCCCATTCCGCAATGCACAACAGGTTTGTTGATACTTCGTGAACCTGACCGTTTGGTGTCGGGGTGATCTTTAGTTTAATTTTCACTTTGTCTCCTTGTGTCGGGCCAAGTGATGGCCGTTATCAACTGACGCTTAGCGCTCCGCCAGTGAATGAAAGATCAACCGTTGACAGTTCGCCCAACGCGCCGTTGATTACTGGCATTGATTCAAGGTAGCAATCAGCCAGGGTGAACACCTTGGTTACTGCGCCTTCAATGACGGTTGCAACAACGGTTGTGCGTGTGCCGACTAGTGCTGCCAAAGTCTGGTAGGTCTCGCTTGCTGCGTAGGACTGGAACAACGTCATGGTGCATTCGTTGTTGTAAAGGCCGCCTGTGTAGGTTCGGCCAGTGTCTGCCAGCGTGGTTTTGTCGAGCGATTCGCGCAACTGGGTAAACACAATTCCTGTGCACTGATCGACTAATGAAACGGCGTTCACGGTCAATGCCGACAAATTCGATAGATAAGTTGATGTTGCCATGTGGGTTACTCCTTAGGTTCTTTCTTGATAGTAGATGATTTTTTGACTGTGTCGGTGGATTGCTCAACGATGAAACCGCCGTCAATTAGGGCCTGAATATTGATGCCCTGAACTGGGGTGAATTCGTCGCCGACCGTTCCGACCTTTGCTGAATTGATGATGTATTTCACAGGCTCGATGCCTCCATGTTGATAATGACTTCATAGCAAGGGTACAACGCGCCGCCAATCTCAATGGATGATGGGCGACCCTCGGTAATGGCCACGTTCTTTCCAAGCAACTGTGCGGTCATGTTTAACAACTTGCGTTGCGCGTCAAGGTTGAACGGCCCCGGCACGATCAGTTGAATTGGGAACTGCAACTGGATTCGTTTGTTTGTCATCAATGGGGTCGTAAACGATGGCGCGTTAATGAATGCACACGGGGGTTGCATGTTGCGTGGATCGGTGACAATTGTGATGGCTGGGGAAATTGTGCCAAGTGTTGTTGCCAGATCATCCACCGCTTCGTTTAGTAAGTCGGTGTAAGCGGTTGGCATCAGGCCACCTGGGCGCGCGAGATACCGACTAATTGCATCACCATTGCTGACAATGCAACAGGCGGTTGGCTTCCCATGTCGTTGAACGAACTGAAAGCGTCAACTGATCCGCGTTGACGGTAAAGCGCGCCGCCATACATGATCGTTCCAAGTTTCACATCCTGCGATGGAACAGTGGTCAGGCTGTCGCCCGTGTAACCGCTTTCCTGTCGCCTGCGCCAAATAAAACTGTTTGCAGCTGACGCACAGATCGTTAGGAACGCTTGATCGCCAGCCGTCGCTGTGGCCAGATACAACCAATCGGAAATGTCATTCGCTGTAATCCAAGTGCAAACCTGCGTATAGGTAACAGTTCCAGTTGCTGCCCCTCGATCAACGTTTGAACCTGTGATCGCGTACAACACCTGATTAGGAATTGACGTGAATTCGTCAAAGGTCAAATCGCCTTGGCCGTCAACGCCCGTGAACAAATCTTCAGGGCAATCGTAAACAGTAAACGTGCCATTGAATGGCGCGCCTACTGCTCCGACCGTGATGGATTGGCCGACTTCAATTTCCGTTGGGGTCAGTAATTGAAGTACGGCGTAGTTGTCTAGCAACTGCTTATGTGTAACCGTGTAAGTAGCCATGGCGGTTAGGCCGCCTTTCTACTAGGCGATTGTGATTGCTTGTACGAACTGGCTACCTGCAACCGCTGATGGGTTTTGGGCATCCTGAACGAATGTTGCAAAATATCCATAGTACGAGAACGTGCGAGCCAAGAGGTCTGGCACTTCAACCGAGCGCATGCCCTGTTGTGCTTCGTACAGTTCAATTGCAGGGCCGTGAACAACAAGCATTGTGTTTGATGCTGCGTTTCCGTCAACAACAATTTCCAAACCAAGCGGATTCATTCCCGACCATGAAGTTGCGTTTCCTGCGCCAAGGGTGTTCTGACCCATCAGGCCAGGTGCGCCAATTGCTGGGAACAATGGTCGCTTGCTGTCGTCAAGTTGTGCGCCAAGTTTTGCCCATACGTTTGGCGAAACAACCAAGTGGGTAGGGAACAAGTTTGTACTTGATGAAATGTTTTCTGCACAACCGTAAATTGCATTCATCAACGATGTTGCATCGCCAGCGGTAACAGTCCAAGTAAACCCTGAAGCCTGTTTCTGTGAAACGATGTAGTCAATAGCAATGTTGTCGGTCTGCTTCAAGTACTGGCCAGCAAGGTCATTCAAGATGACGTTCATTGCTGCAGGATCGGTAAAGTCCATTGTTTGTTGAGCGATCTGGATCGACCCGGCGACCGTTTGCCGACTGACCGAATTCGCTGCAAGAACCATTGTCTGTGAAGTGACTGCTGTTCCCTGTGTTGACTGAACGCCAGCTGCGGTTGGTGTGGTGATGCTTGGGCGCGTGAATGAAATTCCGCTTCCCTGTGGCATTGCGCGTGTACCAAATGCTGCGACAGTTGGGCGAAGGAAGTTGTAGTTCTGGAACACTGGCCCAAGAACTGGAACTGGCAAGAGACCAGGGGTGTCGCTGGTCAAATCCTGCGATACCGCTTCAATTGCTGATTGATTTTTGCGCGCTGCATCGTGGAATGCTGCGTTTACTTTGCGGAATGTGTCGCCGCCAATGTGCATTGCAGCAAGGTATTCACCTGCTGATGGCATTTTGAATTCGCGCTTTGATTCAGCAAATACAACTGGGGAAGTTGGGATTGCTGCTTCGATTGGGGTTGCTTCGGACATGGTTTCTTTCTCCTGTTCTGGAACTTCTATTTGAATGTTAGTGATTTCGGTTTCTTCTTGTGGGATACTCTCGCCTTCGCTTGCGGCGACTTGTGTGATGACTGCATCAGCGAATGCTGGGCGGCCAGTGACTAGCGATAATTCGATCCATTCGGCAGCCTGGACAAGCATTGTTCCGTCGTCTTTGATCTTGAATTTGATTGGATTTACGCCAACCGAGACTGAATCAATGACACCATCAAGGCTTAGTTGTAGCGCTTCCTCGGCGCGTGAAGTCTTGCTGAAACGTGCAGAAAACATCATCCCGTCGCTGGTTTCTACGCGCTCGGTGACAATGCCAACGGCCTGTTCCGAATCATGGTTGACATAAAGTTTTGGTGCTTTGCCATCGGTTGGCAGACTGCCTGCTTCAAAAATGACTTTTGTTCCGTCGCTAACAGTTGCGGCGACACCGTAAGGAACGGCCACGCCTGAAACTGTTCGTGATGGTACGCCTTCAACTTTTGATGCGTCAAGGGTGAGGTCGTGCGAAATTAGTTTCAACATGTTTCTAGTTTGACTCCATAGTTGGTGTTTGTGGTGGATTCATTTCCTCTGGGTCGTCGTATTCGCCCATTTCCCCTGCAACCATTTCGGACAGATACGATTCCACGTCAAATTTGACGATTGTTCCTTGTGGCAAAACGTTATTCATTGACAGTGTTTGTTCAATGGCCAGCATGTACGAGCGCGCTGCAAACACAAGTAGATCCATTCGCGCACCTTGGTTTGACTGGTATGAATAACTGCCGATGCTGTTTCCGTTGAGGAAAAACGGCACGTTGCACATTCTGGCGGCTTCTTTTGACTGGTATTCCGCGGCTTCGTTCAACATCATTTTTGATGCGTCAACATCGGTTGGTTGCCATTCAACAAACTGATTTATGGCAGCAATCTGGTTGCTTTTTCTCGCCAATTCAAAGTTTTGAGCAAGGCTCGACAACTCTTCCGAACTTAAGGGCTCACCCGTAGTACGCAGAACCCCGGCAGGCAGCGCAGAACTTGCGTTGCGTAAACGTGCCTGTTCAAGTGCCAATGATGTTGCGATGATTTGTTCCGACTGATACAAAATGCCTTGATTACCACCAATGATCTGAATTACATCGTCGGTTGGTAGTTGCGCGCCTTGAAAATAGATTTCGTTTGATTTACCGAACGCAAACACTGGGCCTGACATGTCAAGCGTGTTGACCATTGCAGCTGGAAGTCGCGTGAATGACGCAGGTAGGCCATCGCTAGTCCTGCTACTAACCCACAGGAAGCATCTACCGAAAAACATGAGGTCATCCAGAACCCATGACATGAAAGCGGAATAACTAAGTTGTGGGTCTGGCTGATGCAACCATGATCGAGGGGCGATTGGTTCATCAACCATTTCTTTTTCCACGTCATCCCAGCGCCTGCGATACATGCACAACGGCGTTGACGCAAGAACAGATGCTATTAAGTCGCGACTGCGATTTATAGTTCCAACCTGCATCGCGCGATCGCGCTGCGTGCCTTGGATGTACGAATAATATTCGCCGATTGATTGCGCGCCAGATCCGTTGCCCGTGTAGTAAGTGCCACCTGCTGCCGCTTGAACCGTTGGTTCGTCTTGTGAGATTGCGGCTTTTGTGATGCCTTTTTTGAACAGCGCCATGGTTTTAGTTTCTCATATCTGTCGGAAGTTAGGTGGCATTGACCCTAAGACATATCCAATCCCGACGAAAGGTAAGCAAGGGTCAACGCCGATAAGACATTACCGATTCGGAAGCGCAATGATGGGTTTTCCGCTGACAACAGGGCGACTGGCCATTGCGGCTGCCCAAACCATGCAACGAGCCAATGCGATTTCGCCTGGGCTTCGCTGTGATGACAACGCAATTGACGATTCGGCTTTAACGGCCACTGCACGTTGGACATGTTCGGAAAGTTGCTTTGATCCGTCGTGAACCAACAGCGATTCAAATATCAGGTTTTTGACGCCTTGGGTGTAACGCACAATTTCCCCGTATCCGACAATTTCTGTTCGTGTTTGGTATTGGGTCGGCCAATGAATTTGGATTGATGGCGAAATAAGAAACCGCACGTTTGTTGCCGCCAATGTTGCAACTTCGGCAAGCATCCCTGAATAGGTGTCGGTCACGAAAGCAACGGTCACGGCAACTCTGCGATCGGGCAGCTGGACTGCGCGTGTTCCGAAATAGCGTGAATCGTCTAACGAAACTTCAATTGCGCAAAAACCGCCATCAGGTATTGGGTCGGTGTATTCGAGCGCTGGCCAAACCCCGGGTGGAATCCAACCTTGATCGCTGGCCACCCAAAGGTTGCATGATGCGCGCAAAAACTGGGCGCGGTTTGGGTTTAATGATTCGGCGCGCAACGTGTCAAGGCTAATTGTGTGATTCAGGCTGGGATTGCCCCAAATCCAAGTGCTTTCCAAATTCACATCCAAGGATGGGTCAGGTGACCATTCGGCAAAATAAAAACTGGATATTTTGTTTTGGTCTATTGCGCGCAACCCCTGTTCACGCCACCTTTTCATCAGAATTGATGCTTCAGTGCCGCTTGTACTCCACATGGAAAGCAAAGGGGATCGCCTAGCGCGCTGGGATGGAATCAAACCACCATCAACGGCTTCAGGGGAAATATCCCAGATTTCGTCGGCAACAATCAGGTCGTTTGATGTTCCGTGACCTACGTTTGGTTTCGCAGCTCGAATAGTCCAGCGCGTACCGTCAGCCATTGTGGCCGCATTCCGACCGTAAGCCTTCACAAGTTTTGCCCCGAACTTCACTTCCAAGGTGTCGGCCAGCAAATCAAACAAAGACACGGCAAGGTCAAGACGGTTTGCGGTAGTCAACACAGTTTGTTTCTGCCCCCGTATTTTGGGCATCTCTGTCAGCCACCAACCAACCAGCGCAGCCAACGCCGTTGACTTTCCGTTCTGTCGCGCAGTAGAAACCAACGAAACACGATTCAACAAATCACCATTTTCATCATGAAGCAACTGCTGATTTAAAACGTGCTGTTGCCAAGGAAACAAATTAACGCCCAAATGGTCACTAGCCCATACCCCAACCTCTGGCCCGTACGATCCAGCCGCATCAGGGCAAGGGCTTTCCAATCTCGGCTGATCCTGGCTAGTTCTGGCCAGTTCAAACCCGTTCGGGGATAAGGGAAAGCG